AGCTAGAGCTTTGGAAGGCTTACCAGAATCACTGGTGCGAACATAAGCCAAGCATCACTGTGTACTATACGGATAGTGAGTTCCTGCAAGTAGCACAGTGGATATGGGAGAACTTTGATCTGTGTAGCGGGATTAGTTTGTTGCCATATAGTGACCATGTATATCAACAAGCTCCTTATGAGGACATTGACGCTGAGAAGTATGACGAGCTAGTAGCGTCTATGCCGCAGGGGGTGGATTGGGATGACCTAGAGAAGTACGAGGAAGAGGATAACACGACAGGAAGTCAAGAGTTAGCGTGTGTAGGTGGTGCGTGTGAGATAGTTTAGATAAAACTTAGGGGCCGCAATGGCCCCTTTTTTTATTCTTTATTTTGATTATTTCCTGTAAGCATTCCTGAAGCTGTGCCTGCTCCTATTGACCCGCTAACAGCTACAGCACCTGTTAATTTTTGTTTAGATGCTCTTGCTTGAGCTTTTTCTTTAACAGTAGGTTCTTGTTTTTTACGCATAGCGGCTCTAGTCCAGTCCTTTGCTTTACTGTAGTACTTATCGTCAGTAGCTTCTCGTATGTCTTTAGGGGCTTTAAGTCCTGTTCTTTTTTCAACTTCTTTAACAGAATCGCTTACTTTTTTCCTGCTCACGTTGCTTACGTGTTGATCGGCATAACCAACGTCTGACCATTTTTGTTTCATTATAGGTTGAGCAGTAATTACTGAGTGACCTCCAACGGGATTTAATCCAAAAATATCGTGGCCGTCACTTATCATCCCATAAGTAGTTTGATTGTAAGGATCAATAGCTACCCACTGATTGACACCTCCTAGTTCTTTTTGTTGAGAAGCAAAATATGTAGCTGTTTTTATAAACTTATTTGGTCTTTTAATTTGATTATAGTCTAAACTGTTTACAACAGTACCATCTGCGTCTGTAATTCTAGCAAGATCAATTTTCCCTGCTTCTATTAGCCCTTCAAAAGTAGACAAAGCTTCTTGTTGAGAAGGCGTAGGCTCTTTACCTGCTCTTTTATTTGCTCTTGCTTTTGAAATTCTATCTAACAGAAGCGCTCCGCTAACATCAGTTTTTTCTGCTGCTCCAAAAGTTGCTAAATTAATTTTTTTAACAGCGTCTTTGTTTAAAGTAGCCGCTAACTGTGCGTACTCTATTGTATCTTCAGGAGTAATGTCGCGTTTCTCTAAAGACTTAATTTTTCTAGCGTAGTTCTGAAAGCCGCTTGTTGTGCTTTCAGCCGTACTATTAAAAAAGGAACGCATAATCAACGAGCCTTTTTTAGCTCCTGAACCTTCCGTAACACCGGAGGCTCTACTGGCTTCTGGGGCTTTAATTTGAAACTCAAACAGTTTCTTTTGAAGAGGATTAGTAGTAATGTGAGGCCCGTTTACCAAATGGTTAGTGGCCGCCGCTACAATATCATCAGGGATGTCAGCTATTTTTCGGTGCGCGTTGCCTATGTTTGACGCTATTCTAGCTGAATCTTCCTGAGGTATTGCGGCATCATAGTATGCTAGTTTATACGGGCTTTGCCAGAAAGCGCCCCTTTCACTTACAGGTGTAATGTCGGGGGTTCTGCCTGCTTCAATAGACATAGCAGTAAACTCTGAATCTTGGCCAGAGATTTTTGCTTTCCTAATTAACTCTTCTGCGGTCTCGTTATATTTCTTTGCTTGTTGTTCAAAGCCTAACGCTTGAGCTACTTTTCCTTTTCTTTGCTGACCGGCGGCCTGATTCCTCATCCTTTGCGCTACTCTACTTTCATTTTCTATATCAGAAAGTTTAGCAGAAGGTATTCCTGTGACTCTTTCTGTTGCACGTTCAGAGGCGCTAGTTCTTGCTCTAAGGGCACTGGGTATTTCCCCGATAGCATCTCTCAGAAAAGAAGTGTAAGGTGTTCCCGAATAAAAACCTTCAATTAAAGTGGGCATATTGGCAGCGACTTGATTACCAAAATTACCTGTACTCTTAATAGCCCCTTTAACTATACGAGGCCCATAACCAATCAAAGGAATTGCGCCAGCAGCTCCCAACATACCCATGCCTACGTTGCCTTGACGAAAATCCTCTACAGATTCTTTACCAGAGATAATCTCACCGGACACAGGAAGAAAAGAAGCCCCTAAGTAAGCAGCATCTTTTAGGTCTTGAACTTGATCCCTCTTGTTCCGTTTTCCTTGTGGGCCTCTGCGTCTTGGGCCTTCTTGCTCTACTCTTTTTAAGATTTCATAGCTATCGTCTGTAAGGGACATTCACTTCTTCCTCTGCATTTTCTTCTTCAGGGTCATCAATGTTAGCTAACGGAAGTTTCATAGCTTCTATAATAGTAGCTCTGTCTAAAGCAAGAGCTTCCTTCATCTCTTTTACTTTAGTTTCTTTCATAGCCTTGTCAATAGCAACAAGTGTTTTACCTAACTGCTTTCTGGTTGCGTTACTGTTGACACCTCTATATGCTAAATAACCTAATCCGGTACCGACCGCTACGTAAGGCAAGTAAGGTGTTAAAGTTCCTATGGCTGTTGCTGCGCCTGCTCCTGTAAGCATTCGGATATTATTTACTTTACCGCCTAAAGTCTTAGGCATAACCGTGTCTGTCGCTCTAGCTATGTTCTGTATGGCTCTGCCCATAGACGTGTTTAAATCGTCAGCAGCTTTCGGTTCTAGTATATCACGAGCGTCATACAACAAGTGCATCTCTCGTAAATCTTTAGCTACATCAGAAAAACCGGCTCCTTCTATTACTTTTTTGTTTAAGTAGTTCCTAACAGACCTTTGGGCTTCTGATAAAGCTGTCTGTGTGCCGTCAAAAACGTCACCTCTAAGACTCTTAATATGATCATCAAGTTCTTTACGTAGACCATACAAACGAGCTGGTGTGATTTGCTCTCCTTTTAACTTAGTATCTACCCAAGAAAATAAATCTTGCGCTGCTTTTATACGTGTTTTATTATTTAGCGCAGGATTAAAATCAGGAGAATCAGGGTCTAACATTCCTTTTAAAACAGCTCTCATGTCAGAACGTATGTCGCCTGCTTTAAACTTAACATAATCATATTCTCGCAACTCGCCGGTAAGTTTTTTACCGCGCTGTTCAAGAGTATCCCTTATAATGTCTAGGTTACGTTGATTACTGTTCTTAGGAGAGACTTCTGTTTTGTTTATTAAAAGATCATAAAGTTCAGTATCTCTTTCTGTAGGAACATAGTAAGTAGTCCCTGTTTTAGGGTCTGATCTCTTATTTTTAACAGTCTTTAACCGATTAGCTTTAGTATCTTCAAGCTCTAGTATTTGCTGCATTTGCTGACGCTTACCTTCTAAGGTTCTTTCAGCAGCTTGTCTTTGTAAAGCCACGCCTCTTCTTTTTAAATCAGAAGATGACTGAGGTACTGGCAATCTTAGCGAAGGTGGCTTATAGATTTCAGCTATTTGTACGATACCTACAATGTTGTCAGCAAAAATAGGATAACGATTACTAAACTCCATCCAAGCGTTTTGACCTGTTTTAGCCGCTTCAATACCTAACTCAGTAACTTTAGCAGCAGTAGGGTTGCCCATAAGAGACTCAAAAGTTTCAATAGCTTGATCTGCTATTCCTTTTTCAAAGTCATCGTCAGTTAGCTCAAGTGCTGTTTTGCCACCTATTGTTAATACTTCAGAAATAGGAGTTACAAGACCTGCTTGTACTGATTCGCCAGCAATAGGCAGTGCGGCCATACCTAGCGGCTTGTCTAATGCTGCTGTTTTTGCCATCTGCTCAAAAGCAAATTGAGGAAGACTGGAGACTCGCTGACCTATTCTTGAAATTCCTTCGCCTAGTTCTTCAGTCAAGTCGTAGTCTGTAGGCTGATACCCTTGTTGAGCTTCCGCTTGTTCTATTAAAGCAGATAGCTCGTTTATAACAGCAGTGTCGTTTTCTTCTACGGCAAGCAACAGTGCTTGATCTAGCTCTTGTAAAGTAGCCATTAACGTATTCCTGTGTTTCTTAGCGCCCTTTGTTTAGCCCTTTCAATAACCGATTGAGCAGCTTGGGAAATCCCGCCGTCTTCATCACGAGGACTAAAAGAAGGAGCCGTTATGTAGAGACCATCAACAACAGCAGGGTCAATGTCTGCACCTTTTATAGCACCTAAACGCTCTAATGCTGCATTGCTCTTAGAAATAGATTTGGTAGCATATTCGTTTTCAATCTCAATAATACGTTTAATGGATTTTAACGACAAACTAATACCTGCTTCGTCAGCGGCTACTATTTTAGAAATAAACTCTCTATCTTTATCAGAGATTGCCGTGCCAGAACCTAGTGCTTTAATCAAGGGAAGAACCTGTTTAGCTCTGTTAATCATAAAGGTCTGTGTAGCTACAACTGCGTCTTCCTGTTCTGGAGAAATAACACCTAGTGTTTTACCTATGTCCATTAAGGCAAGCTGAACGGGTGCAAGTTTTCCTGTGTATATTTTATCTAAATCAAGCGCACTGGCTCTATTAATTTCCAGCATTTTCTCAGCATCGCGGCCTAAAGAATTTAACTCAACAAAAGTATCTACAAAACCTTGAGTAAGTTGTTTAGTAACTTCATTTCCTGCGCTTAGTTGTTGAGTAGTCACAGGAGCTTGTGTAAGCCCTAAATCAGAAGGGTTGACCCACTTGCTTGCTTTGTCATCCCACACTTGACCGCCTTCATTAACACGGAAAGGTTTGCTCGTAGGTTTGTTATTAACTACCTGTTGAAAAACCTTAAGGTCTGCTTTTTCACCTGACATAGCTTCAATAAACATAGAATCGCTAAAACCATCGTATTCACCATCTGAAATAGCTTTCAATACAGTATCGTTAGCTCCTTTAGATTGAGCAACTGCTATCTTACCTTTACGGCCTTGTTTGGCTATTACATTACGTTCTTCAGCTTCTAGTATTTGCTTAGTAGCTGTTTCAACGTCACCACCGCTTGTTAACATATCTACAGTCTGGTCTAATCCTAAACTCTTAGCTTGTGTAATTAAACCTTCACGCTGCTTGCCTTTTAGTTTTTTGTCTTGAATAAGAGCAGCTATTTTACCTGCACTAGTCAAGTCTCCAGTAGCTTGCATTATTCTAGCTAGTTTTGTCAAGTCTTCCGTGTCGTTTAAGTCTAGTTTAGACATTGCTAATTGCAGTTTTTCAGCAGTAGATTGCTGTTGCGGTTGACCTGTTAACCCTGCAATTCCTGATTGCATACCTTGTATTGCTTGTTGATTTAAGACCATCCACTGTTGATCTCTTGACATGTTAGGATCAAGAGGTTGTTGAGATACGCCTGTTAAAAGACCTGCTATTGTTTGTGCCATTATTGTGTCCTTAATTAAGTGCCAGAGGGGCCGCCGCCCAGTCCAATGCTATAACCTAAATCTTTAATCCACTGAGGTGTTTTAGATTCGCCAAGGCCAATAGCTCCTCCCAGACTACCTAACAAACCGCCTGAACCTTCTAAAGGGGCTGATCCGGGATTTAAAAGCTGATTAAGAAACTGCTCTCGTGCTGTCGGTGCAGAACCTACAACTTGACTCAGCATTCCCTGTAGCTGCGCTTGTTCCATACGATTAGCTAAATCAGCGCCCTGCATTAAGGCTTCAATACCCGAAAGACCTGCTTCTGCTTGTAGTTCTGTGCCCGCGAGTTGTCCTTTCATCGCTAACTGAGAAGGTAACTCAGCAGCACCAAACAAACCAAGAGCTTGCTGCTGTGGTAAGTAACCTGTAGCCATCATTTGCTGCATGTTGGCTATGTCAGCCGCACGTAGCTGTGAAGGCAGCTGAGATGCTTGTGTACCTAATCCAAACAAACCTGTACCTAGACCCAAGCGACCCTGCTGGAGAGCCTGCTGCTGTCCTGCGGCACCAATGTCTGCTTGTTGTAGTTGTAGAAGATTAGCTAAGTCTTGTTGTTCAAACCCACGGCCTGCTTGTGCGCCCGCTAATCCTACATTAGCAAGTGTAGCACCTCGTCCTATACCTGCTGTTTCTAGGTCTGAAGATAGCCCAGCTAAATTAGAGGCTAACCCTGTTAACCCAGTAGCTGTAGCCATTTCTTGTTGTTGTTCTGCTAGTGCTTGCTGTCGAGCAGATAGACCAGCACGAGCCATAGCTTCCTGACGGGCAGTCTCTTGTGCCAACAGCTCAGGAGATGCACCACCATAAGCAGCAGAGGACAGCCCTAAGCGACCTTGAGAAAGTAGACGCTCTTCTGTAGCCAGACGCTGACGTTCTTCCTCTGGAGTCTGTGTAGCTCTAATAGCTTCGTAAATATCAGCTTGTCGAGCTTCAGGGGATGTTAACAAACCTTGACCAGCAGCTCCTGCAAGTCCTGCGTACTGAGAACGTAAAGCTTCAATGTCAGCAGGTTGACTAGCTCTTCCTAGCTGCGCTTGAGCGCCTCCAAGACCTGCTTGAGTAACACCCTCAAAGCCTGTAGGCTGACCCATTTGACCCAGTGTCTGACCAAACAGTCCGCCCACTGCTCCACGTTGAGCTGCAATGGAAGGATCAATAGCACCTACTTGGCCCAGCTGCTGCTGTGCTTGACCGTAAGCCGCACCACCAATCTGACCAGCTCTAGGGTCGTAAGCTCCTCCTAATGTACTAGCGGCTGCTTGTGCGCCTCCTAGTAGCTGATTTTGTAGTCTTTGCTGTGGCTGAGACAAACGTAAGTCAACACCGCCTTCAGCGTTAGTGCCTATGTTAGCTAAGTTAGACGTAACACCAAAAGGTCTAAACTGAGACTGTTCAAAGGCTCTTTGACCTAATCCTTGTGCCAAGTCATAACCCATTTGGCCTGCTTGTTGAGCTGCTTTAATCCCTTCTTTACCGGCATAATAACTACCACCTGCTTGAAGAAGACTAGGAACCATGCCACCTAAAGTACTTAAAAACCCACCGCCTGAGCTTGTAGCAGTAGGATTAATAAAAGAAAGCCCTTGTTGGTTTGCTGAATCAAAAGACCTTTGTATGCCTTGGCCTATTTGTTCTGCCGCTGTGGGTGGTGTATAACCAGTCATGGGCTGACCAATAAAACTTCCTGTATTGGCAGGAGCAAAAGGATTAGCGTCCGGCGTGTAGTTCCCATACATGTCAATAGCCATTAGTACGACCCTCCAGTAATTGTGTCAGCCGTCAGTGTGCCTGTCACGTTTACGGTAGCGGCTGTTACAGTACCAGTAAATGTAGGATCAGCAGAGTTAGCTTTAGTAGCGCTTGCTGTCGCTATGTTGTTAAACTCAGTGTCAATCTCTGTACCCCTTACAATCTTCGCAGCATTGCCTGAAGGGAGAGAATCCTTTGTAGCAAAGTTAGTTGTCTTAGTGTAATTAGACATTTAGATAAGTCTCCCTAGTAGAGCGTGTATGTCGATTTTTTGAATTGAAAAAGCAGCACCGTTGACCTCTGCTTCTATGCCAATAGTTACTACTTCACCACTGCCGCTGGTGTTTACCTTTGGAGTGTTGATAAGGATAGAAGAGGTGTACTCGCCTGTGGTATTGTATTCGGTTAAACCATACTCAGCAATGTTACTAGAGCCGAATACAAAGGCTTGCTTAGTGTAGTTAGCTGTGTAGTCATAACCCCAGTTTAAAGTAGTAGGTGTGTTCTGACCACCAATGATAGTCAAGTTAAACTTCTTCAGGAACTTTAGATTAGATGTGTTGCCAAAGTCCATAGGATTACTAAAGTAACGCATCTCGTACTTTACAGTTCCATCTAAGTAACCTTCGTACTTAACAATGCCTGAAGAGATGCCTATGTATATATCACCACCTTCTAGTACAGCAAAAGATAGAGGGTACAAACCAGACCATGTAGTAGCTCTGTGTGACCCATCCTCTAGCTGCCTACGCATGTCAAAGCAGTAGACAATATTGCTGTCAGGTAGTGTTAACAGGTAGAAGGCTTCTTCAGAGCTGTACAGTGACTTGATAGCATTAGTCTGTAAAGGGATCAAAGACACCAAATCAGTGCGTACATTCTTGCTGATGTCACGCATAGGCATAGACTTTTCTTGTATAGTCCTGCCAAAGCTACGTACACCTGTCTCAGACAAGAACAGTATGTCAGTTCCTGTATGCTGTACTGAGTCACGAGCTATGCAACCAACGCCTTCTATGGTGTCTGTAAGCGTCATAGAGGCAGGGGAGGAGGCTCCTGAGTACACGAGTATAGACTTCTTACCAAAGATGATTAGGAAGCCATTGTGGGCCGCTAAAGCCGTTATCTCGTCAAAGCCTGTAGGCCATACAGTAGTAACGTCTAACGAGCCTGACGTACCACCTGTCCAATGATGCCCATTAAGTGTGTCAGACCAGTAGACAGTGTGCTTGTTACCTGTAATGTCTGCTGCCCAGAGACGACCGTATGCTGCTAAGACTTCATTAGCCTCTGGTGGTGTGCCTGTTGCGTGAGAGTGTGCTGAATGTTCTTCCAGTACAAAAGAACCACCGTGATCTGTACCTAGCACGTACTCGTGATCTCTTTGGAATAAGTAGACATGGTCGTTTAAAGTAACAGCTTTCCAGTTATTAGCTGTAGGCGTGTACCCAGCAGGCGTAGCGTCTGTTAACGTGGTAGTGCCTGTAAAGATTTTATTGTTACCTGCTGACAGTATAACCTTATCACCAGAGTTATCAATAAACTCGTACACAGTCTCTATGCCACGGCTAGTGCCTAGTACAGAAGAGCCGTTAGTAGAAACCTCTACCCAGCCCTTACGCGCACCAATACGACCTAACTGGTCAATAACACAGTTGTCTGCAACAGAAGCAAACGAAGGATCAATCCCTATGGGGGAGTCCTGTGTGTTTAGACCAGCAAAGCCGGGGGCAGCTACTGTGATGTTCTGTAGTTGTTGTGCCATTAAGAATACCAGATAGTTTCTTCAGGATGTTGTGACGCATCAATAGCAATAGCATCAGCCAGTGTTCTATCAGCCAAACCAAACAACTCTGCTGCACTTGTACCGCCAGTCTCTCCACGCTCTCTAGCACCCAGTGCTGTAGCAAGTTGCACAACGGGTGACGAAGGTACTGCCAGAGTCTCTGTGTCTTCTGTGAAGTCTGCTGTACGTAGTACCACGTTAAACCGTAGCTGATACACACCGTTAGGCTTAGGATACACATCGACAGCGTTGTCACCAGCAGCATTAACACCGTTGAAGCTGTAGAACTGTGGAGAGCCTAGAGGCGGTGTCTCAATCAAGAAAGCGTTGTCCATCCAACGAGAAGGACGGTACTGCATAAAGAAGTCTGAGGTGTCATTAATAACGTCTAGCAGCTTCATCCTGTTCTGTGATCCAGTCAACACATAGTTAAAGGTTGTATCGTCTGTGGTTACAGTCAGTGTAGTACGCAGAGCTGTCCAGTCATAAGCATCTTCTACGGAGCGTTTAGCGTCATTAACAAACTCTCCAATAAGTTTAGAGTAACTGTTTTGAGATACTGATGTTACTTCGTCTTCACGTAGCCTACGCAGTACACTGTTGACTAATTGTAAGTATGTCATTATTAAAATCTTCCTGTTTGTGCAAAGCTGGACTCAAAAGGTGACGTTAAGAAATCTTCAATGTCTATCAGTGCGTCCCTGTCAGTAATGCCTATTTCTGTTTTAAATTTAAATAGTTCGTTGTCAAATATTTTGTTAGTAGTAGCTGTGGCTGGTTGAGGCATTAAAGCCGCACTTAACAGCCCCATTCCTTGAGCTAAACCGGGTAAACTGATGTTTACATCTGGTAAAGACATGTTAGGCAAGTCAACATCAGGCAGCTGTATGTCATCTACAAAATTATCTAAAGGGTTAACAACGTCTCTTACAAAGTCTTCAATATCGGGCGCTACTTCTCTTATTGCTGTATCTAAAGTAGATAAAGCATCCCCTACAGGTTGTATAACCGCATCGTCTACGTCTTTAGCTACTTCTTGTACAGGCTGTATAACAGCATCATCTACAGCACTGCCTCCTGTCCTAACAACGTCTTCTATAGTACTACCTGTTGTTTCCGCTACTTCTTTAATTGGTTGTAAAACCTGATCATCTAAGTTACGACCTAGCTCTTTTACTGTCTCTGAAACCCCTACATTACCTACAGCGTTTTCTACAAAATCAGCAATAGCTGTACCCACTTCTCCTATAGGGCGTACAACATCTCTAACAACGTCTTCAATAACACCTAAGTCTATATTAGAGCCGTCAGGAAGGTCTACGCCTAATGTGCCGCCTTCACTAATGTATTTACCTATTCCAGCCGCCAATGCCTCATCTAACTCTGCACCACCAGCTACTTCAGCTACAGCTCTACCTATCCCTTCTTGAAGATCGTCATATTGTATACCTGCACCTTCAATGGTTGCTTGATCTAGCCCTACTGCGTCTAAACCTCTATTGATTAGAGGCTGACCTACAAGAGCAAGGGCCGCGCCTTCAACATCACCAGCGGCTGCTACATTTAAAGCAGTCTGTGTTTGAGCATAAGTAGTACCAAACAGACCTGTGCCTGCGTTAGGAACTGGTGGCCCTGCTTGTCCTGAAGGAAGGCTTGTTGTGCTAGGGACTTTAATAGCACCGACGGTTTCAAGTCCCGCCATTAAACCTGAAGCTATTTCTACAGGAGAAAGTTTTACACCTGCTGCTGCTTTAGCGCCTGTTAGAGCTAGTGTGCCTCCGGGAATAAAATTAGCAGCTAATCCAATAATAGGATCAGAAAGTAAAGAAGTAATTAAATTTTCATCTTTTTGAAAAACAGTAGAATATGTTCCTACAGGGCCGGAGGATATAAGATCACCCCCTACAAACTGATCTCTTCCAAACAACTCTTTGTAAGAACTTAAATTACCTGTAGTAAGGTAGTATTTTTTACCGTCTATTGTTTTAGTAAGAGGTATGTTGTTTTTCTGTATATAGTCAACTATTTTATCGGAAGCCGCAAGTTCACCCACTGCTGAAGGGCCGCTAAAACCAGCTCTAGCAAAATCTCCCGGATCAAAGTTTGTGTAATTATATAGCGAAGATGTTTGGTCTTGTTGTTCTGTTATTTCGGAAAAAAAAGACCCGTAGTTAGACAATGCTTCTTTACTTGTGTCATACTTAGGCCCAGTGCCATAATCTTGAGACCGGATACCTTGAAAATACTTTTGTCCTTGAGGCCCTTGTGCCATTATGGACGTGGGAGTTCCTGCACGTTCTTCAGTTTCTTCAGCAGTCTGTACATCTGTATCTACCGTAGAAACAAAAGGATCAGCCTGTGTATCAAAAGGACTAACAAGAGAAGAAATAGGTTCTTTCTTAATAGGAACCATAACAGGTTCTTTTTGTTTTACTATAGGCGGAGCAGGAGTCACAGGAGGCTGCGCTCTAGGCACATCAAAACCTGCTGGCTGTGCAACAGGAGTAGTAGCCGCAAGACGCTTCTCTTCCCTAACAGGAATACGAACACTACCAGCTTTTACTTTAGTATCTCTCGCCATTATCGTTCTCTCTGTACGCCTTTAGACTTTTCTACTGTACGCATAGCGCCTAGTCCTAACATACCCATTAACACGCTAGTAAGCAATGCGCTGTCAACAGGAGGAACAGTAAACCAGATACCTAGAATAGGAGCTAAGATGGTAGAATAGAATAGAGCTAGTCCACATATCCATCCTATAGCAGGTCGCCAACCCGCCACAAATAAACTCTTATGTGCAGCCTCAGTCTTGTTGACTTCTAACTGACCCTTAAGTAGTTCTTGAGCATGCTTCTCAGCCATAGTAGATAGTTCAAAGGCGATAGCATTTTTTTTATCTTTATCTTCTATGAACTTATCTAAAAGTCCAGTCACCGGCCCTATAAAACTATTTAAAATACTCATATATTATACACTATTTAGTCTTGTTTGTCAAGTTGTTTCTTGCCATGCACTACCTTCTGCACAGTATCTGACTCATAAATCCTAATACCTAACCACACTATAGTTAGCAGTGACGCTGTAGGTGGCAACCAAGCAGCTAGTGACATTATTGCCGTAGATGCAGCGGCAACGTCCAGTATGTCTTTAGTAGACTCTTCCATTAAATTATTCCTGTGGTAA